CTCTTAAAAGTGAATTGGTAGCACAGTCTACATGGGAATGGGTCCAATTAGCAGTTGGTGCATTTGACAGCGATCCAGATGATCCAACAATGGAATGTGATGAAGTTTTTAATGGTAATAGATGGTCTTTTCACGATCTAAATTATAGAGTTCGTAAAGAACTTCCATATTTTCGTTTCCATACACATGACGCTGAAGGTGGATGTTGTGATCTTCATCCTCCTGGTACACCAATATTCCCTGAAGAATGGTCAATGTCTAAACTTAATCGCTTTAGACAAAGACTTGGAGACTATTATTACAGTTGTCAGTTTAGAAACAAACCTATCCCACCTGGCGGTAATGTATTTAAGACTGAATGGCTTCGTAGATTTGTTTTTAAGACAACTTCAATAGAATCATATTTACCAAAATCTGATATTCAAATAGAGAAAGAATATTTAGATAAATATCGTAATACTGAAACATACGGTGTACCTACCTATGAAGTTATTTCAATAACTGAAAGACAAGAAAAACGTCATATGTCTATTCGCCATGAGATACATGATGGGGAACAATTTAAAGATATTCCTACATCTAATCTCTCTAAGATGTTAGTAATGGATCCAAATCATGCCGGAGAAAAAGGGAGAGCTAGTAATTGTATTTTAGTTATAGGACATAATAAAGATCCCTTCAATGTATATATGCTTGAAGGCTTTGCTAAGAACTGTTCTCGTGAAGATGCAATCTTTCAAGCATATAGAATGGCTGAGAAGTGGCGTATTCGTACTATATGGGTAGAAACAAGTGCTGGACAGGCATGGCTTAAAACTCTATTTGAATTTGAAGATGAGAATAGAAAGAATCTTGGTAAGTGGTATTTTTCTCAAGTTAACAATTTTAAAGATAACAGAAGCGAAAATGCTAAAAGTGATCGTATAGAAGATACTGAACCTTATTTTCGTCGTGGACAAATATGGATTTCTTCTAATGATGATTCAGGTTTTGTAGATAAATTCTTAGAAGAGTATAATAACTATCCACATAATGCAACAAAAGATATTCTAGATACACTTGGTCATGCTCTTCAAAACTTAAATAATGTAGCTATGAGTGATAAGGAATTTCGTTCTTTTATATCTACACAGCAGCAAAGACAAGTACAATTAAATTCTCATAGAAATGCTATTACGGGATACTAAATGGAAGATAACGAGATTCGTGACATGGTTATTCGCCATGATACTAAAATTAACCAATGGTTTGGAAATGGTCAACCAGGAACTATGAAGGGTGTAATGGATGACATTGAAGAACTTAAGAAAATAAAATGGAAATTAATTGGTGCGGGTGTTGTATTAGTATTTATAATGGAATTATTACATGTAGGACTTGAAAAAGGAGTTGGATCTTTATTTCATTAAGGGAGCTAATAATGAATTGGTTAAAACAATTTTATACTTCACATACAAACATAAGTCATACAGTAATGGCTATTGTACTTGTATTAATTGGAGCTTATAGTCAAGTACCACAGTTTCATGATCTTGTAAATTATTACTTTGGTTTATGTCCTCAATCAGTTAAACAATTAATTATATCTGTTATAGCAGTAATAGCTTGGTATAAAAATACTCATTCTAATTAAAAAAGGAGCTATAATGAAATCGCTTTCAATATGTTTTCTGTTGTTAGTATGTAGTTTTACCTTATTTGGTCAAAATGTACAATCGCCTATATTCTCAACTACTACATTCACTGTAACTGCATCACCTATAACTTTACCAGGTGTAGGTCAGACTTTATCAGGTGCGCAAACTGATATTATGTTAGGTATTACACCTAATAATTCTATTGGGCAAACTACTTTTATAACGACACCAGGAACTTTTGTAGGGGGTCGTTATGATAGATATTTTCCAAGTGTACAAAATTATTTGGATAAGCTACCAAGTCTTAATGGTTATCAATTTCAAGTATATGCAACTGCGAGTCTTGGTGTAGTTAAAGCTAGTAGTCTTAATCATTGGGGCGAAAGAGTTGGTTTTGGTGTTAGATATGGAAATAATAATGTATGGGGAGTAGGATTAGAGATAATGGCTAATAATCTTCCCGGTATATCACATTGGTCTCCTAGTATTGCTTTTGGACCGAATTTTCACTTTTAATAGGATATATGCCACTCTTAGAACCAATTAAGGCTGACTTTGGTACAGACGGTAATAAACAACTAGACGAGTTTGTGTTTAGTAATCTTACTGCTCTTATCAATAGTTATAATAGTCTGCATACATCTAAGGTACAAGAATGGCGCCGTCTTACAAAAGGACTTCCTAAAGAAAAAGTCAGAAACTTTCCTTGGGAAAATGCAGCTAATACGATTGTACAACTCATAGGGGAGAATGTAGATGTTATTAAGGCTGTCCAATTAGGGACCATCTATGAAATTCTCCCCTTATGGGTTGCAGGTCTTGTTGGTAGTTGGCCTATAGAATCACAAGGAGAGGAACAAAGAGCAGTATGTGAAAGATTTTTAGATCAAATGGGACTTTCTAAACATGAATTAGATCTTTATCGAGTAGAAAGCAAAGCGGCGCATGATATAGCAGCTCTTGGCTCTGTTGTAATAAAAACACCTTGGGTTACTAATGTACAACAAATAGTAACAGGGATAGATTCTGATAGTAAATTTGTAGAAAGTGAAGAGACTCTATATGATGGTCCTCGACCAGAGAAATTAGCTTATGAAGATTGGGCGGCAACTCCCACTGCACAGACTTGGGAAGAGGCTAAATTTAAGTACCATGAATATCGTATTACTAAACAGGAATGTGAATATAAGGTATATAAAGGTCATTTTGATAAGGATGTATGGGATAAGATAAGCAATTCTCCAGATATTATGGGATTAACAGCGGAAGAAGAAACTAAGATTGCTGAACAAAATCTTGATTCGGGATTTCAAGAAAAAGAACTCGCTAGATGGCGTTTCTATGAATGTTGGTTAGAATATCAATACAATAATAAAAAATATAGTATTATCTATACTATGCATCTTAATCCTCAATTAAGAATGATGGCATATTTTAATTTCTATCCCAAGAACGAAGAACCATTTGAATTTGGTCGTCTTGGATTTAGTGAAGATGGATTATTAGGTTATGGCTTCGCAGAAATGGGAGAGATGTATCAGGAAGAATGTTCTACTACACATAATCAGCGTATTGATAATAGAACTCTTCTTAATACCAGTGTTCTTCTTGGTGGTAATAATCCTCGTATTGATTCTGGTGTTTCACTTTTTCCAATGGCTGTTCTCCCATTTAATAAAGATGAGGTTGATATTGTTTCATTAGGTGCAAAAGCTGATTCATCTGTACCAGAGGAATCAATGACTATTGCTCTTGCTAAAGCACGTTTTGGTACAGATATGGGTTCCCCGGAAGGTAGTGGTAGTGGAGTTGTTGGTAAAAAAGGTACTTACTCAAGTATGGGTACTTTCTCTATTATGCAACAAGGTGCCCGTCGGATTAACATTAACATCACTGATTTCCGTTTCTTACATCTTAATCTCGGACAAAAATTCCTTAGACAGTATGCTTATTTTGGGGTGGGAGAAAATAGATTAAAGTATTATGGTGACGATGCTAAATTCCTTAGTCGTGCAATGGAAGCTATAAAAGAAGGTCGTATAGAACTTCCTATAAAAGCTGCTACTGCGAGTATTAATAAAGAAGTAGAAAAACAAACAGGAATGTTATTTACACAAGTAATGCAGCGTCATTATGGAGCCATAGCTCAGATATTACAAGGTGTAACGAATCCAACGATACCGGATGATATTAAAGAATTTCTTATCGGAAGTATTGGCGGTATGGCTTATGTTATGAGTAAACTTGCAAGAGCCTTTGGATATGATGATGTTGCTAGAATGCAACCAGAGTTAAAAACTTTAAATAAGTTGTTATTAGAAAAAGGAGCCAATAGAGATGGACAACAATCAGTTCAAGCTAATGCAAGACAGACTTCGGCAGGCAACGGAAGATCCGGCGTTCAGCAAACTTCGGGACCACAAGATAATAATCTTGGAACACCTAAACCATCCAGCCCACAAGCTGTTGGAGGAATATTACCAGGCAATTAGAGCAAAGTTACAATTAGCTCTTATATACAACTTTAAACAAGGTGATTTAGATGTTACAGATATTATTCGTGGTAAGATACAAGTTTTAGATGAGATTTTACAGACTAAAGAAACTTTTGGTAGATATGATATGTTAAAAGATATTGTAGAAAAAGAAGAGAATAGAGTAAAAGGAGCTAAATAATCATGGCCTTTGGTAAAGTATCAAAAGAAGATCTTATAGCTGCTGGACTTGATCCAGATGAACTTAAAACATCTATTAAAGCTATGAAAGATGGATCAGCTACTAAGGAAGATCTAACAAATGTAACTAATGCTTTAACAGCTATTCAAGAAAGTTTTAAAACTCTTGAAGGGAAATTAACAGCAAATACTAATAAAAATACTAATGATGATGATAAAAATAAGAATATTGAAGAAAAACCAGACGAACAGACCGAATTTCTTACCGATCCTGTAGCTTTTGTTAATAAGAAATCTGGTGCTGTCTACGGCGCAGCAGCTATAGAATTTAAGAAAATGTCTCGTGATATGGCA